TCTGTGGTTTCCATAAAAGAAATCATTTGAGAGTGTCGATTATGTTTGTCTTTCAGTGTAAACTGAATGTCTTTTAGTTTTTCACGTTTTTCAATAGCACCTTCTTCACCAGACATTGCGTTTAGAAGGGTCTGGTTCTCTTCCGTGATTCTGTTCGCCTCTGCTTTGCGAGTGAACACTTCCTCTTGATTACCATCTCTAAGAGTTGTCTTTTGAGATAAAATAGTGTCCTTATTCCGTTCAACATCCTCAATGTATCTCTCCTGTAACTCGACCTTTTCTTTGTGTAGGTCTGCTTGGTATTGGTTCTCACTGATATCTACGTTTAGAGATTTCACCTTACCTTTCAGAATTAAATTCATCAGTGAGAATATCTTAATGTCAAGAATGTCCTCTACAACTTCCCTTCTTGCCTGTGACTTCAACTGCATAAAAGGAATGAAAGTCGATGACCCTAGAATCACGACCTGTGTAAATGAACGATAGTTCAACTTTAAGATTTGTTGTTCTAAATGCTTTTGATAATCCCTTGCGTTTGCACTCTGATTAATCATGTTACCATCTACCCAAATCTCAAACGTATTTGGTTTAATACCACGAACCACCTTACATTGTTTATTCTGAGTCTCAAATTCAATTTCAACAACCGTACCCTGGCCATTGACTGTATTAATAAGTTGGTTTTTACTGATTTGTCTAAATGGTTTACCAAACAATCCAAAACATAATGCATCAAGAATAGTAGATTTACCAGCACCATTCTCGCCAATAATCAAAGTCGATGAGTTTCTATCTAACTGAATTTCGGTAAATGTATTACCTGTTGATAGAAAGTTCTTCCATCTCGCATACTTAAATGTAATCAATTATAACTCCAAATCACTTGCTTCAAGATATAAAGTACGCATTGTACTCTTCAATCTATTCTTATCTATATCAACATCCAGTTCATCTATATACCGTTCTAAAAGGGTTGTAGTGTCCTGTGCGTTCTCAATAATCTCATCAGATACATTCTCTGCATCTAACTCTGAGAAGTCCTCGACAATCTTAACCTCATGTGTTTTAACAGCAAGAAGTCTATCAAGGAACTGGTCAAAACCATACAAGTCTTTTTTGTTAACCACAACCAACTTTACAAACTTATCTTCATATTGTTCTACATCGTGTGTAGTGTAATCGGTTTGACTATCATCATAATAAATCTTTGCAAAGATTTTAAATGGATTCTGAATATACTCAAGTTCTCTGGTTGCCGTATCAAAGATATGAAAACCTTTCGTTTCGTTATGGTCACTCCATGTCATCTGGTATGTGTTACCAAGATAATAGATGTGTCCATCATCTGACTTCTTGTGAAAGTGTCCAGAAAAAACAGTGTCGAACTTTCTAAACATTTCTTTAGGATAACCACCCTCACAGATATGTCCAGCGTGCATTTCAAAACCATTTACCTCTAGATGACCCATACAAATATCTGCATAGGTCATTTGAATACCCCTCATGACAGATTCATAGTTACCATCATTAATCCAAGGTAACAAATGAATACCAACACCATCGAACTCTTCAGTACATGGGTGGTCATAACATTTAATGTTGGGGTATTTCTCATCTCCAGGCCCACCGAGCAATTCAAATAATGAATTGACCTCATTTGTATTCCTGTAGTAAGTATCGTGGTTGCCCACAATCATATGCATATCAATATTTCTATCGACAATTGGTTTTATGAACTGCTCACGAAAGTCTTTTGCAATCTTGTATGAAATAAACTTACGTCTATCCATAACATCGCCCAAGTGAATAACCGTGTCAATACCATGTTCATCCAAATAAGGAAAGAAAACTTCTCTCCAAAATTTATAGAAATGGTCGTTAAAGGCTAAACTGTCATTACGAGCACCAAAGTGGGTATCAGTTATCAGTGCTATCTTCATTATAAAATAATTCTAATCCTTTTGGTTTTTCTGCTTTTTTCTTAGGTTTATAAACATCTTCTTCTGGTAAGAAGTTCTTTTGTAGGTAGTCCACAAATGGATTACCCATATCATTATCATCAATTAAACTTTCATCTACTGTCATGTTTTCAATTAACTTATTCTTTACATGAGACTGTTTCTTTTCTTTTTGAATACGTCTAAGAAAAGCGTAGTATATAATCTGTGTAAAGTAAGCAAATGGATTGTTTGATTTTTCTGGATTAAAGTTATGTACATACTGCAAACAGTTTTCGATACCATCAGATATCATTTCATCTCTATATGTATAGTTGATAAAATTAGGTCTGTATGATAAGTGGTTTGCAATCTTTAAAAAACATTCGCCAATGTAGTTGGTGATTGGTGGTTGGGGTTTACCCTGTTCTTCTGCCTCTCGACATCGAGCCTTCCACTCCACCATCGCTTGAAGGAATTCTTTGTTGTTCACATAATGTGGTTTTTTCTTTTTGTCTATTGCCATAGGTCTTTCCCATTAATTAGATACAATATACCAAATGACACATCAATTGTCAAGGAGTAATTTAATTTCAAAAACATCTTGACTTTCCCTTGACAAGACGGTATTATCCCTATGTAGGGTTTGAGAATGAGTTAATGTATAGTGTTCTTATCTGGGAATGGAATGATGTTCTCAAACTCTTCATCTTCAATACGCTGTAAATCCTCATCAGTAGGTTCATTCCAATCTCTACCGTTATTACTCAATGTCATCTTTTTTACACAATGTTCATAAAAGCGAACAAGTCCGATTGATGCATCAGAAATTGCTATAATACTATTTTTGTTTAAGTTGGCAATTTGAGTTTCGCTCACAGTCAACCATCGTGACAGAGCCATACTTTCTACTAAACCACCCTCAACTGGTTTTGGATATAAATTAACTTGTAATGGATTGGTCACCTCAATATATGGTCTACTTTTATCGGCAGACGTAATCACCGTTATAATCTCTTCTCCATTAGAAAGTTTTAAGACTTTTGTTTGGTTTTCCATCTTTATCCTTTATCTATAGAAATTTGTTTAATGTCATAATCAAATTCTTCTTCATTGTATATATTTATTCGTTCCATAAAATGTCTTAAAGTAAAATTCTGTTTACCTTTATAAGTAAAATCATCTGCAATATCTACCAATCGAGCTGATACTTTATTGTCACCAAGTCGCAATGCACGACCAACGGATTGCAAGACTCTAATTCTACTTTTGGAAGGTGAAGCGAACACGATGTTGTGAAGATTACGAATATTAATACCAGTAGAAAAAGTACCATACGATGCCACAATGACCGCATCTTTTTCTTTTTCAGTAATTGAACGAATCTCTTCCCTTGTCTGTGTGTCTGTACCACCATAAACGTAAAATACTTTTCTATCAGTTAAAGATGTATTTATCATTGTGTGTAGTACGTCACCATGCTTTTCCACAAATTGGAATAATACTAATGTATTACCTGTTAAGTGTTTTGTCAAGTCCACAATAAATTTATTTCTACGTTCATCACGAACAATTAGGTCAACTTCATCTTGATACGATAGGTCTTTCATATATTTGCAGTCAGCATCTGGATATCGTAAAACAATACATTCAACGCTAAGTTTTGCAAGTGTATCACTGTCCATGAGTTCTTTAGTTGTTGTTACTTTGTTTACTGAACCAAATAGACCCTCTAGTACCAACCTGTGTGTTTGTGTACCGTCCAGCGTACCTGTGAACCCATGACGGTACTTACAATTGACCATCTTGTTCATAATACCTGTCAGAGATTTACTCTTGAAAATATGGACTTCATCTCCTAATATACAGGAAAACTGGTCAAACCACTTTTTTTGCATTTTGTAAACCGATTGCCATGTGGATATTGTGATGGGTTTTGTGATATTTTTTGAGTAACCTTGATATATTTTTTGCATCATGGATTCCTTGAAACCATAGTCAAGAAAATCCGAATGCATCTGTTCTACCAGTGATGTTGTGGGAACAAGAATAAGAATATTACTTTCTGTTTTTGATGCATACCAAACAGAGAGTATGTAAATAATTAATGATTTGCCGCTAGCAGTAGGACTAAGCAACAGACTGCGATTGTTTCTGATTGCATAAT